CTTCAATTTTATAAATTTTGCATGCAACTATTGCCTGAACAATCATACATAATGCAGATTTTCCTTCGAACTAAACAAGGCATCAGTACTATGTCTTTTAAGCAATTTATTGCCAGACTCCGTGCAAAAAGATATTCAGGTGAGATGGACACCTCTTCAATGAATTCTTACTTTAATTATGTTTTAATAATGTTTCAATTGTTTAAATCTATGGAGCATACTGAAGATGCGTCCCAAGCTATTGTCAACGTTACCAACGTTAGACTGTTCTTAACTAAAGTTGTAGAACCCACCCTCGAAGGCGATGATTCTATTATTGCCCATTTCAAGAAACTTAATGAAACAATATTAGCAAGACTGGGAGCAATAGCTAAATTAGAAACTTTTGATAGCGCCTTTGATGCCTCTTTCTGTGGACTTTTGTTTGACCCAGATGCGTTAGACGTTATTTACAATCCTTTCAAATTCTTAATGAAATTTGGTTATACCACAGATCGTTATTTACACTCCAATCAGCGTACCAAAATGGCGTTGTTGCGAGCTAAAGCTCTTAGCTTCCTGTTTGTGTTTCGTGCCTGTCCTATTATTACTCCATATTGTCAAAAGATATTAGAGCTCACGCCATTCATCTCCGAACGCAGACTCCAAAAAGCTTTACTTGCATTAAAGCGTGAAGGGGGTTTTGAACGCTTAATTAAAATGACCACTGTTGATATCGTCACTAAGCCTATCCTAATGAATACTAGGTTTCTTATGGAGCGAACATTTTCATGTCCTGTGGAATTGCAACTTGTAGTCGAAAAACAAATTTCAAGTCTCACAAAAATAGAACCTTTCGATTGCCCTCATTTATATGATTATTTTACGCCTGACCAGCGTCATTTTTATGATACATATTGTCACGACATGGTGTTACGTCAAGATATGTCTTTCATGTGAGCAAAAGTCCGTGCTAATAAGGCAGCCGCATAAAACGCGGATGAACACGAACGAAAACGAGTTAAAACACACCAAAGCTGCTGTATCGAAAACTTTAGGATCTAGAAGAAGAAATCGTAATGATGGCCGCAATAACAACAATCGTAATATTAGTAATAATAGAAATTATCGAGGCAATAGGCGTCAACAACGTGATAGTGGACGCGGTAGGTCTTATCGTAACTACAATCGTCTTCCTCAAGGCGGTCGACGAAATATTCGACAACCCCGACCCCAAAGACGACGTAAACCGTTATTTCCAAGAACCACCTTGCCAACTTCACCTCAAGGAGGATTTGACAACTATTTTACATCAGCACCAGTTGATGCAAACGAATCAAAGAGAATAGAAAGAGAAAACCAACCAGAAGGAGACAAAAACTGGTTCGACCCCATTTTGAATGGAGTGTCTAGTGCAGCAAACACC